AATCCACTGAGTTTTCGCTGCTCACCGGAATTCATTATTCTTGAATAAATTCCTTCTTCTTTGATGCCCCAGCAGACCCGATTTCGATCTTCCTAGGACGCCTTTCTTCTGGAACTTCTACTCTGGCATTCACCACGAGTATTCCGTTCACAAGATCGGCACCGTCTATTACGACAAATTCTGAGAGGCGGAAGCTCTTCTCAAATTTGCGGGATGAAATCCCCTTATGTGCGTATTCACGTTCATCGAAAGCTTGATCGCCTTTTACCAAGAGTATTCCATCTTTGACTTCTAGTGAGATGTCATCGTTTGAAAATCCAGCTACTGCTAGCTCAATAATGAAATGTTCATCATCGACCTTCACAACATTATGTGGTGGATAATTATCTTGAGCTCTTCCAGCTGAGTGGATTCTTTCAAGTTCGCTTAGTATTGGATCAAATCCAATGAATAGTGAACGCGGCACGTTCATAGTATTTCTTACCATTTTAGTTCCTCCTATATATAGCAAGGTTAATATTTAGATCCCCTTATGGGCAATCCACATTTATTTATACAAGTTTTAATCCCGGTATAAAATAAATTACTTATTAATGATGCAAAGCTTCCATACTTTATGAAGTCTACTTAATTTCATCATTTTGTTAAATTTATTGTAAATTTTTCTCATTTTTCCTTATTGTTATTTCCGATATTATATTTAGGACATAGTTGCCATTGAGTCTTTTCCTTAAAAGGAATGACTTTGATCTGTCTTAATGGCGCAATATCTTTAGCTTGATCGGCTGTTACAAATGTAATAAGCCCCCAATCCGAAAGTAACGTCGCGATCGTATTTCTACGTTGAATATCGTTTAACAATAAATTAGAGGGTTTCCCATCTAATAAAAACAGTTCTTTAAAATGCACAATAAAATATCTTCCTTGTTTGTGCAGTATGTGACATGATTGGTAGAGCTTCTGATCTTTTCTAGAAGCTACTCCGATTCTGGTTAACGTTTCTCGTATCTTGAGAAAGTCATCTGGTTCGTTTAGGGTAATTTCCAGCATAGAAGCTGGAGTCCATTGGACTTCAATATTATTTTCGTTTTCCACCTTTATAAATCCTCAATTTCAATTCGTTAATTTGTGCATCATTTAACAATGACAATACAGATTTAGCCTTTTCATTACTATATCCATAATATTCTTTTATCAATTCTAAGTTCTCTACGTTAATAGGCTTTGCCCATTTAGAGAATCTTTTCTTCTTCTTAATTATATTTATAAAAAAATCAAATTGAAGGCGGTTGTCTATATGGTGGTTTATATTCATCTCATTTGCATAAAGAATAGTGTCGGGAAAATATGATAGTCCACGATTTACCATAAATGGTGTATACGCTTTCTCAGAAAAATCATCAACCATTACGTTTTTCTTAGTTGTATTAATAGCGTTTAAGTAATCAAATGGATTCATGTGTTATCTCCATCTTTATAAACTAGTTTACTCTTATCAAAAACCTTTCTTGCAGGCCGAGTTTTTCTGGTTCCCCAACCCAATACCCAACAAGTTGTTACTAAGATCGTTAACGTAAGTAGGAATACGTCTATCATTTGAATCGTACTCCAGCCATGATTTCAGTTAAGCATGCAACCGTATTAAGTTCGTGATCTGCAACAAACGAATTCTTATATTGATAATCTGCAAGTATAAGCACTAGTTGTGGTATACTTGATCCATCAATGTAATCATTCATATTATCATAAATTTTACGATAAATTGCGGCAGGTTCAGAATCAATATTGTTACTTACCCACTGTCTCATGCCTTTAAAGTTCTTTTCTTTTAAGTGAATCATAAGATCGTTAAGAGAAACTTCGGATAAAGATACTAGAATACCAGTATCAATAGTACCGCTGCTACTATAACGTTGCAATTCATTAAGAACTTTACGCCAATCAGGCATATGTTTCATTATAAGTTCAGCAACAACTTTTTCATCGTATGTAATACCTTCAGTCTTTAAGATAGTAGTACAACGATTTAGAAATTGTCCACAAAGTGGAGCTGAATCTTTCTTAGAAACATTAAACTCAATCGTAGTACAACGAGAATGCAGTGGATCAATAATGCGATTTTTGAAATTGCATGTTAGAATAAATCGACAATTGCTTGAGAATTCTTCTATAAAACCACGCAATGCTGGTTGCGTTGATTGAGCGTTTAAATAATCTGCCTCATCCAAGATGACTACTTTATAGCCACCCTGAAGAGAAACAGAAGACGCGAATTGCTTTATTTTGTTACGCAGCGTGTCTATACCAGATTCTTCAGATCCATTGATCAATAGGAAATCTAGGTCAAGTTCGTTACATAAAGCTTTCGCAACTGTAGTTTTACCAAGGCCGGCTGTGCCGGTAAGAAGCATATTGTGTAGGTCACCTCCTTTAACAATATCTTCAAACGTTTTTTTGATAGGTTTAGGTAAAACACAGTCTTGAATTCTTAATGGACGATATTTTTCAACCCAAAGAAATTCTGACATTATAGTACCTCCCAACCAAGAACTGTTTCGACTCGAAAAGATCTCCACGCATTTTTGTCAAGAGACCAAACAGCAAGATGTGCTGATTCTGGACTAATGGCATCAATAACGGTATTCACTCCGTGAGCTTCTAGTACTGTAGGGTTGAGAGAACAAGGCATGACTCTTACTTCATCCGAGTCAATCTTTTGAAAGGTAACTGTAACAGTACCTTTTTTGAGCGCTTCGATTAAGCGCGATGTTTCATTGCGTTCCATAATATATCCTTCATAATAAAATTAAAAATGTGTGGAGGAGCTACCTCCACGTTAAGCTAATGGGTTGTTTAAGCTTCTTCAGCTTCAACAGTTTCCGGAAGATCCATACCAGCTGGTACCATACCTTCTGGAGTTTCTTGGCCTTGAGCTTCAGATGCTGCATTTAGAAATGCGACAGTTCTGTTTCTCAATCCCCCGATTGACTCCATTTCTGGACCTTCAAAACCACCTCTTTTAGAACAGATATCGATAATCTGTACGAATGTTGAGATGTCTTGAAGTGAAAGCTGTGGAGCTTCCGTCTGTGTGCCTTCCTGTGGAAGGACTTTATCTTGTAGTTCAGTCATTTGTTTCTCCTTTGCAAAGTAGACTAATTATGAGAGACCCGGCCAATCCGGCATCTTCTCGTATTATCCTCATATTATAATGAGAATTTTTTCTGTGCATATTTATTTATACACCGAAACTTGATGATTTCTCTAAAGCGATAAAATAATCTAAAGGATTATCGTCGTTTCTCCAATTGGAGATTAGCCTTGAGGAAATCGATAGCGTGTAATCACCTTGTAGCATTTTCAAATTAGAAATACTAAATACGTAATTGAACGCTCCATAAACCGTGGATCCTAGATTGATATCAAACGTGTTTGCCGTAGCATCTTTCTCGTTAAATACTGATGCTATAATCTCACCTTCATGGCTTTTGAATGCTAATTCTGAATGTCCTAGAACTGCGGCTGCTTTCCTGATCCTATCTAGATTAGTAGATGTGATGTTTAAAACAACTTCGCACTCTGGCATGTTGATGTCTTTACTTGGTTGTGTAAGGATACCGATTTCAGAATAGAAATATTTAATCTTCTGAGAGCCGTCGGACATAGTAAGGTGATGATCACCAAACTCTAATTCCGGATCTTCCATAAGATTGTACAATGACAAAAATTCGTTAAGGTCGTAGACACCAAACTCTCCAGGAAATTCCTCGAGTATTGATGCAGAGGCCATAATGGTCTTTGCCTCAGAAATAGTTTTTAGTTCCTTTCCAGGTTTAAAAACTAGGTTTGAGTTAATTCCCGAAAAGTTTTTCAGGATGTTAATAGTTTCACTTGATATTTTCATAATTTATTTTCCTTGGTTTTTTCTATCATGTTCATATAATGCTAATAAGGCATAGTGTAATACCTTCATTAGATCTTTTCGATGGTCTTTTGGACCACCTTTCTTACCATACCGAGCGTTATATTTATCGACATTGCCTAGGAAAAATCCAAGGCCATGGCCGCGGTCTACAATAACTTCAGATGACTGAAGTCCGCCTTGACCGTAATGCTCTCCGTACGTAGAATCTATATACGTTTGGAACTCTTTAATAAGAGCTCCTTCGTTAAATTTGTAATCTGGTGTTTTAGAAGCCATTAGTAAGATGCTTCTTCAGTTGTTTCATTTGTGCCGTCTAGATTTTCAACTCCAGCATCAACTTTACTGTATAAGTCTAAGAATGCTGATTTAGTATCTTCGTCAAACCTTGCAATACACAGATCAATCGCTTTAGCTCTATTATTAAAGATAGAGTAAGTTTGAGCAATGTGACAAAGTCTCCTAGTTGAAATAACTTCGTCGACGCCTTCATCATAGAAGGTTTTTCTAATGATGTCTGCCCAAGTAACTAGCTTTTCTACAAAGTCAGTATCTTCATTGCCAAATTTTGTCATGTGATTATTGAGAATTTTTGTCTCGATTGATGGAGATGGAAACTTCTGATCAATCGCAACAGTGAATCTTTCTAAGAAAGCCTCATCGATGATTGATGCAGCAGTAAACCTACCATCATCAGAACCTTTACCTTTGGTATTCGCAGTTGCTATAACATTGAAGCCAGGCGCAGGAGTAATTGTTTCACCCGTTTTCTTAACGAGAACAGGCTTACCTTCAAGTATACCTTGAAGACACATAATTTTATTTGTAGCTCTATCGATTTCGTCGAGGCATAAAATTGCACCATTCTCCATCGCTTTAAGAACTGGTCCTTTAGAGAAAACAGTTTCTCCGTTAATAAGTCTGAATCCACCAAGTAAATCGTCCTCGTCAGTTTCTGGATTAATTTGAACTCTAATAAACTCTCTATTGAGTTTTGAGCACGCTTGCTCTACCATAAAAGTCTTACCGTTTCCAGACAAACCGGAAATATAGACAGGATAGAACATCTTGCATTTGATCATTTTAACAAGATCGTGATATGCTCCCCAAGGAACAAATGTAGGATCTGCTTTAGCAAATGTCTTTTCTTCGTTAACGATAGATTGCATTTTAACCGCTGTTGATATGTCAATGACATTACGATCGACTTCAATAGTTTGTAAAGCAGCACTTAAATCGTAAGTACCGATTTTAACTCTTGTGTCGGTTGTTAGTAGAGGATAAAAGTCTTTACCCGTATATCCCATAGCTCTCGCTGTGGATTCTATCACATTCTTCCTGAATGCTGTTTGATCTGGATAAGTCTTAGCCAGTTCTTGTAATAGATTTGTTGTTGAGATTTTCATGTCTTTCATAATGTAGTTCCTTATCAATTGTTTATATGTATATTATACCACAGTTTCAGTGGTTTGTACACCCTTTTTTGAAAATAAGTGTATCTTTTTTATATCTATTTGTTATAT